AGCACAATTTGTTTCTTTAGAGAATTTTCTCCCAGCATTTGGGCCAACCTTTCCTCGCCAATAAGCATTTTCTGTTCGAATTTTTGAAAGTTTTGCTTTCGTCTCTTCAGAATGCGTGAACCCATAGCTCTGGCCACCACCAACATTACAGTTGTACCCACCTCCAAACGAACCAAATTGTGCTATTGTTTCTACTTCTAGGTCATTAAGTTGAGAAATTGGAACTTCATGTAAAATCGTCCACTCGAAATTATCAAACCCATATTTTCGCAAAGCATGATGAAAAGCAAACCCCTCACCTCGCAATGCCTTGTTTTCGTGTAGTTGACGCCTTCTGGATAAAGAGGAAACTGTTTGACCAATATAGACCTTTCCGTTTACAATGTTTTCAACTTTGTAAATTATGCCTACTGTCATTTAGAAATCCAATCTTACCCTAAACAATATGTCCTGTTGTTCCTCTTTTTTGACTGGCTGGGCAAGTTTCGCCAGCGCTACAAGTTCATAGTTTTTGTTGAACAATCCAATCGTGGTGATGTAAGTGAACGGATCGTCCAACACAATCTCTCGCTCATTCTTGCGAACATCCAGACTTGCCGTGGGAATGCTGTAAAATGTCGGATTGCTCGATGCGTTGAGCTGTCCTGCCGGGGCTCTGCACCTGAATATCTTGACGGGAATCTTCTGCTTTCCTCTAAAGTTAACCCGCCACTTGAAATTGGTGGGAGAAACCTCGCCAAAATCATTGGTTACGTCCTCATTGAGGCCGCCACCCTTCAAGACCACAAGGCCCTCAGAATAGAAAATGTTACCCACCAAGGTACCGCTGACAGACCCGCTGAAAATTCCACCACGACCATTGTCGTACAGAATTCTCTCATCTCCCGCATTGTCCAAATCGCTAGCAGTGAAGGATCCTGTCAGTATCTCCCGGTCATAGTAGATTTCAGGAACCGTGATCACCCTAAACCTCGTGGTCTCAGACCCCGTGAAATACGGGGTGTAGTCACTATTGATCAATGCATAATGATTATACAGGTTTAGGATAGATTCGTAAAGTTGTTTGTTGGTGGCGTTCAATTCTGCATCCACAATGTCAACGGATGCAGTGAGAGGGCGGCTACCGGTTACAAAGCCACCTTCGGCAGCCGAAAATCCAAAGACCCGCCTGTTGAGAAGGTCGGCGTTCAAAGATGGTTTTTCGAGATAGATGCTTCCAGTTACTATGTCACCATTCAGTTCAACTATGTAATATGGATTAGCAACTATTGAGGTATTGATAATATCCTCATCTTTGAAGCGATAGAATCCCATTGAAGCTCATCTTAGTAGGACAGTTTGACACGGAAAACCACTTCGTTATCTGGGGACTTCTTGATTGGCTCAGAAGTCTTCGCAACCGCCAAGAGGTTGTCGTTGATGTCGTACAGGCCAATCGTAGTGATGTAGCTCCTGGTTTGGTTGTCGGTTCCAGAGGTAGGGATAATCCTGCCTTCGCCATCGATAAACGTTGGGTTCGTGCTGTAGTTGAAGTCTGCATTCAAGGCACGACAGAAGTAGATGGTCGAGTGCAGGTTTGTCTGATTCTGAAAATCAAACTGACCAATTCGGTTTCTAAATCCATCAACTATCTGGTCGATATTGCCAGAAACAGCAGAACGATCAAGCGTGTAGCTTCCAGACCAATATGGAATTGTTGGGGCTGCTGGAGCTTCTGGCACAAATGCCGCTGACTTGAATGCTATAATTCCAGCATTGTAGTACACCTTGCCGATCTCCGTAGAGCCGGAGAACAAAGAAGCCTCATCGCCAGACGGACCAACAGCAAAGCTAGAAGCAGCGCCTGTATCGCTGAGAATCAATTGTGTATTGGATCCCGTCATCTCAAGCGTAACAGACGTATTGCCTTTCTTGATCTCGTCCTTGTAAACCCTTCTCTTAGGAAGCAAGAAGAACACTTCATGAGCAACCTCAGAGTCGAAAGTAAACAAAGAGTCTGCATTACCCAACAAAAGCTGAGCCATTTCACGGTAAACTCTCTGCTTTTCAGCATTCAGGAAGGTCTCGGTACGGCCCGCAAGAAAAGAACCAGAGCTTTGCCCATATGTCAAGTCACACAAAGCAGACGAAGACACAGAAGTGGGCGATCCATCAAATGCAGTTTCCCAGAATCCACCAGAAACTGCTGAGCCTGAGGTGATGTTCTCGTAGTTCTTGATGTAAGTATTCGGTGAACCGCTAAAGAAGGTTCCCGTCAAGGGGATGATTTCGTTGACAACAGAAAGCTGCGTAGAGATGTCTGTTGACTGATCTAATTCTTTAAAACTCACTTTTCTTCTCCCTTATCGAGCAAACTCTTCGTTTAGAGTAACTGTGATTTCTGCGCTGAGTCCCGAAAGAGCACCGATGCACTTGATTTTGGTAGTAATAGTGCGACTTCCGGTAGTGCCAGAACCCAAGATGTCCCAAACTTCATTAGTCAAAGCCTGAACTGCCACGTTGAAAGAAACAATTGCACCCTGGTTTGCACCAATAGCAGTCCTTGGGACAACATACTGAGCCGTGCCAAAAGGCGTAATGTTTACTGGAGTTTGCTTCTCCAGGAACATGAGGTCATTGTCGACCTGGACCAAGAAGGATCCGTCAACGATTTCCGAAGGAACTGTACGGCCAGACTGAGTTCCCTGCAAGAACTCTACGGTCTTACCAATCTGGGAGTCGTTACGCTCGCCAAGAGCGATGGCTGCCACGTTGGTGCTGAGAGTTGGCAGGTACCTTAGGTCGGGGTTGGAAATCGAAAGAAGTTGGTTCTTGAGGGCGATCTTCTCATTTACGTTCGCCTCAAAGACAGGAGTGTTCAGAATGTTTTGGTCTTGCTGCAGGGAGCCTGCGTCCGGATCGAACAAAGCATAGTCAATCTCGTCATCCCCCAGAGAGAACCTCACAATCTCAAAGCTTCCGTCATTTCTCGCCAAAAATTCACGACCAACGTCGGTTAGAACAGCGTCAATCAGAATGTCGCCAGAATTGTCTAATAGTCCCATATCTATAACTCCTAAGTGATCCTAATATAAGTATAATCCAAATTGCTTTTCTTTCCTTATCGTTCTTCCTCGTCACTCAGATTTACATTCCTAAGGGTGAGGTCAAACTCCTTCTTCTCGTGCGTATCAAGAGACGTAATCCTAACAAACAACTTTTTGTCCTCTTCGTTGAACTGGGGCTTGACCCTGAAAGACACGCTCTCTTTTGCAATTATTGGATCTTGAGGTTCAATGAAGGTCTTGAAAATTGTATTTGTTTCGTTTGGCTTAGCTCCGCTTCCGCTAATCCACTTGAGGTCTTTTTCTTTCTTTTCAATGGCAAAGTTAGGATTAAACTCTACCTGTATCTGCGTTGACAAGAATGATTCCATTCCATGAATGTCCACACAAGTGAGCGCAAAAATAGCGGGCCAAGTTTTAGAATACCTGCCAACAAATATATTTTGCTCCAATCTAAGATCGGCTTCAAGTTCCCAATTTCCACGCCCTGCAACAGGATTTCGCTTGTATAGCCTGAATCCTGCAATGTCTTGCTGCGAGTTAGCCGGAGGGAGCCATGTAATAACCACTGGATACCAGCTTGCTTCGGGGTCTGCTTCACCGCTCTTAGGTGTAATCTTGATGGCTGATGGTGGTGGAGGCGGAATCTTCTCAGAAACATCCACAATCACCCAATTTCTGCTCGGCCTACTCTCAAAGTAAAAAGATTCGTACTCAATGATGTCCTCTTCCACGGTACGCAGCTTTGAATTGATTTCCTTCTGTAGCTGCTCCTGTGAAACAGAGCCCCTCACGATGTCCAAATCTTTCACTCGCAGACGCTTCAATCGCCTAAAGTTTTTGAACTCGGTAGGCATACGAGTTCGTTTAACAACCTCAGTTCTTCTGGAATTCGACTTGATTTTCAAATTTTTCAACAAATCAAAGGTCTTAGAGGCTCTTCCTGAGCTAATCTTCTTCTCCAGACCCAGGTTGGTAATCCTATCGATGTTAGCCAGGGCGCTCAAGCGTGACTTCATACGCTTCTTGATCAGTTCCTTCTCCCTTCTAGCCACATCCTCTACAAGCTCAATATTCTCGTAAGAAACCTTCTTCTTTCGGAAGGTTACGCTAATGACAGACTTCATTCTGTATCTGTAAATGTTGCCGTAAGCAACTCTTGAGTCTTTGAAGTTGGCAATGGAACTGCCAATGAGCCAGTATTCATCAATTGGAATCCAGTTTCCAGTATTCTGATCCAACCTCTGCTTCTCAAGAATGTATCCGATGTAGTCGGCTCCCACAAACTCCTGAATAGACTGAAAGCTTGTAGGCTTTCGTGGCTTCATCTTGACACGAGACAAAAGCCTAGACATCTGACGGATGTTGGCTTTGTCAGGGGTTGCCTCCCTGAGACTGGTTGGCCTGGTGATTACTCTGCGAAGCCCTCGGTTCGCAAAGTTTACACCAATAGACTTTCTGCCCGACTTATCAGGCAACGCAAGAGTTTGGAGTTTGATTTTTTCAAAAAATGAAGTAGCCATTATGACTTACGAACTCCTCCGGGCACTATAGGCAACGAGAAGATATTGTCGTCTTCGCTCTTTCTCACTGTAGTAGAAACCGAATTGTTGAACAGGTACCTGTTTGCAATCGACCTGAAACCCTCCTCTGGCGAGTGAATGTCAACGATTCTGCGACGACTGCCGCCTCTGCGCAAAGGCCTGATTCTTGCCGTGGCCTTGTCTACAGACCTAGGCATGCGATTCGTGGTGTCCTTGGCTACACCCTTTGGCTTGAAAAAGTTATGCACCCTAAACTCTTCGTACTTCTTCACTTCTAGCTCAGTTCCTGTCACAGGGTCAGTAACCTTGACTGGTGTCCACTCCAACAGCACATACTTTGGCGTATCTATTGGCCTACTTTCCAAAAGCGGATCCAAAGTTGGATCTTCTTGCTCTTCGATGTTCTCCTCGCCCTCTTCAAAGAAATTGTAATTGAAGGTCAGGTCTAGCTCAGGAATCTTCATTGTGTTGAAGTCAAGCGACTCAGAATCTTTAGATTTCAGGGTTACGGTCAAATCTACCTTTTGCGCCTCTTCCAGGGCCTTCTTGATTTCCGGCTTAGGCTTGATTCTGCTGCCAACAACCACCGCTCTCTTGACTACGTTTGGAGTAACCCTAGCAGCATTGTTTACTAAAGCGCTCGTGAGAGAGTTTGGAATCCTTCTCTGCCACCTGCCACCTGTTGGATTGCCTGGAATCCTTGCGAAACTAGGAGGCGGAGGGTTGAAAAACTTGAACGAAGGAGACCTAACAGCCACCGAGGTTCGTGCTCGAATTCTTCCAGGAGGTATCGATGCCGCTGCCACCGCAACAGAAGTTTTAGATTTTGGCTTGAGTCGTGTCAAAACAAAACCACACGCAGTCTCCAGGGTCTCTTGCGTCTCTTCTACAACATTCACCACAGTATCACTAGGCGACACACCTGCAAGCTGGCGCTCGGACCTCAGAGGACTTTGCTGCGTCTCACTCTCTAGCCTAATGTCCTGACCATACGTCGTTGAAGTGCCCTCAATCTTAACGGTAGTGTCCTGACCAGTAGATCCGTGAGAAGTAGACCTTCTCCTGCGATTTCGGCCTGAACTGCGCCCCTTTGAGCTTCTTTGGCTTCTTTTGCTTCTTGGCATTATCTTGGCAACACCCTAGGTCTACTAGCACTAGAGCTACGAGCACTAGAAGACTCTCTTGCTGAACTTGCTGCTGCTCTTGCTGCTGACGAACCCCCACCTGGCTGAGTGACCACACCGCCCCTTCTTCTGCTGGTCGGCCCAACTGGCGTTCCTGATTCCGACCCCACACTAGCAGCATTGGACTGTGCCGGAGGCGCAGCCTCAGGAGTGTCCTCGACAGGAACAGACGTTGCAGTATCAGCCTCATCGGCCTCTTCTTCTCGAATTTCATCTGCAGCGTCTTCAAGGGGCTCAACTTCCAAACCTTGACCTTCTGCAATTTCCTCAAGAATTTCCCTAATCTTGTCGAAATTATCTTGAGAGTACAAAACAACAATCAAAACATCGTTCAAGTATTTGAAAACCTTACTCAACCCATCCATCGACGTAACACTTTCGGAGCCCTTATTGGTTGGCAAGGTGATGGACAACTGAGAAAGCGCTCTCTTGTCTTGCGCCGAATTCGATTCTGCCAGATTCAAAAGCAATTGAAAAACTGGCAACTGGTGTGTGATGACTCGCTTGAACCTGTCGTATGAGAAAACGTTCCTGGTCTCATCGAAAGCATCTATGAAAGAGCAGCGAAACTCTTTGCTGAGCCCGCCGATCACGTCCACTATGTGTCCAAAAGTCTCCCGAATACCAAACAAAGAGATGGATTCGCTAACCAAATTCAACAAATCCTGCATATTGTTTGGAATCAAAACATCAAACTTGCCGCCTTGGAACGGATTTTGAACACCTCTTGCTGCCGCCGACTTAGACACAATACTGACCAAATCGTTCGTTGCAGCAAACTCTCCAAACAAGCCAATATCTTCGTTGAGCAGCGCCAAAACCCACGCCAAATCTTCCGATTGAAGGGTTTTTCCAGCAAACTCAAATACATTGCTGATGTTGTTTTCGCTCAACGGAACCTTGCCCATCAAGTCTTGACTCTCAAGAGCCAGGTCAAAATCAATCTCAGCCGCAACCTGAGGTACTCGGGCGGCCTTCACCTTGTACTCATAGATTCTGTCGTTCTTTACTCTATGGTCCAGGAATATGAACATGTTCTTCTCGTCCATGTCAGTAAAGCCCAACGTCTCTCTGATGTAGGGAATTAGCCTTTCTCTCTCTTCTTCCAGGCTCTTATTGTCTAAAAACAAAATTCTCTGATAATCGTCATCCTGGCTGAACAAGTTCTTTTTGAAGATCTCGTAATGAGTAGCGTCCCTATACTTTTCCCAAACCAGAATAGAACCTACCAGTTCATCATCCACCATGTACTCTGCCACAAAAATCAATTCTGGCTCGTCGTTGATGAAATTCTGTGCCGCTCTCTCAAACTCTGGACGTGTCTTCGCCTCTGCCTGCTCGATGTCCGAAACAGCCAGATCAACAAAATCAGCAACATCTACCCTCTCGATGCCTCGCCTTCTGTCGGCGTTTCTTGCCTTTGCGTCTTCGAAGTCCTCAATGGTAAACTCTCTGACTTCGGCTGTATCGCTTACGCTTGCAGCCGCACTCGACTCTGCCCTTTCAACAACCTGACCTATGCCAGAGTTTGAGGACAAAAATGAAAAGTTAAAAGGCATTAGACTGTCAACCTCGCTTCAAAGAATGGCGACTCTCTACCAATCAGGTCCATTGCTTTGATCCTATACACATAGGTATTTCCAACTTGCAGATCTCTGTCAAAAAACTCAGGCTCTACATATGCTTCTCCGACAACCTCAAAGGTGTCGTTTTCAACATCAAATTTCCTCTCAATGATCCACCTATCTGGACGGGCTTTGTTACGCTCCGTAGTCCAAGTCAACCTCGAAACCAAAGGGCGAACCTTAGAGTTCAAAACTTCTGCCTTGAAGTTCACCGGGAACCCCAAATCTGGCAATGTGGAAATTTCAACCTCCTCTGTAAAGTTGCTTTCGTCATCTTGTGCAATCGCTGCAACCCTGTAATAGTAAATATCATTTTCGTTGAGAAATTCGGGCACACCAAAAGGACGAACGAAAGTTTCTTGTTTGAAATCACTGCTCACGTTGATGTCGCCCTCTGCTTCAACAAAAATATCTTCTGTCTTCTTGGGCGAAAAAGCCACAGCATCTGGGGATGGGGTCTCGTCTATCACAAATTTGTTGACTGTCAACGGAAACGACTGGTAAACCGTCTCATTTCTCTTTCTGCGTTGAAGCTTGTACGTGAACTTTGATGGCTCCCTTAGAGCCTCGGCATCACCCTCAAAAAGCTCAGAAGCGCTGAATTCTGTGGACAAGTTGTCGTCATCCCAGAGGATCTTGACCCTGAAGGGGCTTTGTCTCAACACCTTGGAACGGAGATTGACGGGAGAACGGATTGCCTTTTTGCCTGCCACTCTAATGATCGAAAGCTGATATGGGGTGGCATTACCGAACAAATCGAACCCTCTGACCCTATACTGATAGATGTGGTCAGGCTCAACTGTATTATCGATAAACACAATTTCCTTTTCTTTTGCCACCTTGTTGAAGTAGTCTACACTTGTTAGCTCCTCGTTTTCCTTTCCTTCCAATATAGGATCCCTGTTACGATTCACAAAGAACTTGTTGCTTTTCCAGCCGTCTTCGCCACCTATTCCGCCAAAGCCTGTAAAAAGCTTCGAAGGCTTGTGGAAACTTCTCTCATTAATGGTCAGGTCTCGCCTATCAAGCTCATAGTATCTCACCCGAGTATCGTTTGAAGACATAGTAATCTTGATGAAATCTGAGTTCTGGTCCTGTACGGTTGTCAAAATAGGGATTTTGAGATTGTTTGATCTGCTCTGGGGGGTAATCCTCTGAGCAGTCGAAGGAACCTCAATATCTACCGGCTCAGACAGAGTACCATGAATGTTCTCTGCAAAAGCTCTGTATTCATACGACTTTCCAAAAACAACAGAGACATCTTCAAGAGTTACACAATCTGTAACGTTAGTGAACGCACCTGCTCTTCTGAAAGAAATCTCATCTTCCGACTTTCTGTACAACAAGACTCTGCCTATATCGTCTCGTGGGTCCAAACAAATTCTCAAATTGATACTGTTTTCAGTGCCTTGCGTAGCTGTAAAATTAGTAGGTGGGCGGATTGAGGTCAGATCATCAACCAAAATCCTGACGATGTTCGACCTGGGAGTCTCTTTTGCCTCTTCGGAAACTGAGGTGATGTAATACTCGAACACCTCTCCGTAGCCAACCTCTTTGTCTTTGAAGGAAATGTCAACAAACTCTCTCTCCTCCACAGAGACGAACTTTTGCTGATCCCTCTTCAAGAACTGACTATATGAAACACTGCCTATCTTTTTGAATTTTCTAGCAAAAATAGCACGCTCAAACTCTCCGCCAACCTCTCTACTGAAATAATCAGCCTGTGGCGCAAACCTCGGCTTACCCCTGAACCCCAAGCCCGGCCTTCTGCGACTAGGCGGCAAAAAGTCTGTCCTAGACCTTTGCGTTGATTCAAGAGATTCGAGCCTGAAATTCAAAATGTCCTTAGGGATCAGGCTGCGGCGCATCTGATATAGGGCTTTCTTGTCTGGAGAGAATCGACCTCTCCTGGGAATTTTGCGAGATATCCTGTCAAAAGCCCCTCTCGAAAACCTGCGAATCTTCTTTTTGTAGTCCCTGGTTTCCTTGAATATCTCCTCTCTCGTGAGCCTTCTGCGGTACACGTTAAAGGACGCAATTCCGCCAGAGTCCACAGCAAAGCGTGAAGTTCTCCAGTTCAGTTCGACATAAGGGTTGTCAACGCCATCCCTCAACAACTCTAGCAACATCAACTCTGGAGGAGACACCTTTCTCTGTGTGCCTACACGAGGGTCCTTGCCCAGGGTGAACACAGTAGATCTTACATTGAGGGTTTGGGTGTCCTCTGGTTGCTCACGCTTGCGCTGCTCTTCGATCTGCTTATCTAGCTCTTCAAAGTCTAGATTTATGCTGACCTCTTTAGTTCTTCTGGTTCTTCTTCTGGTCATTTCGTCCAAACCCTCAAGAACGATTCGAATCCATCTTGGAGGATTTCATCGCCTACCGGGTCCTCTACGTCCTGTTCCTGCAGCTTGACCAGCCTTCCGTCTGAGCCGCTCTCAAAAATCTCAATCAAAAACCCATCAGTTATTTCAGCCGGGCCTTCGCTTCCCTTAAGCTGCAAGGTAATAGTGGCTGAATCCAAGCCCGTGACAATTTCCATGTCTCTAGGAACACGAACAATTTTTCCTTCTTTTTCGACTGCCCTGTCGTTGTGAAGCTGGAGAGCTTGGTCTATTGTTGTAACCAGGCCAGTCGAGACGTTCAATGCAGAATTTCCTTTTAACGCAATGTAGTCCTTAGCTAAAGGCAAACCGACTATGTTCTCTCTTCTGTAGCGTTTGCGTACCGTTTGCTGAACTTGCTGATCGAGCCCATAATCTGACTGGCGCTCCTCTAGAGACTTCTTCTCAAGAGACGCCCTCAAAATGTAGGCCAAAGGGTACCTAAGCCTTCTGGACAAACGAGACCTGAAAGAAATTCTATTCAAGAAGTATGACCTTTTAAGTATAACGTTTGCTGCTCGACCCACTAATGCCGAACCCTCAATTGAAGTGTCTATGCTTGTCTTGAATTCCGGAACAACCTTACTCCTAGATGGAACTGTGAAAAGAAATGACTTGAGAGTGGTGTCATTGTATCGGTTGTCCGAAGTTCGTTGATTGGCCTCAAACGACAACCCTCGGTGGACATAATCGTCAAAAGATGAACTCTGAGCCAAGGAGGCACTCAAAGAGCCCGAGTAGTTCATTCCCTCGTCTGAGAATGCGTAAAATGAAAATTCAAGCAAATTCTTCGACAAAAGCTCTCTACCCTTGTCGGTGAGAACCACATCTAAAATTCTCTCTTTTTGGTTTAGAAACGCCATCGAATATAAATATCCAGCCTACGCTATTTTCCACATGCTGATTGTACTACCAGCAAGAGCAGCAAAAGTATTGCTTGTACCTTGGTACAAGATTTCAATATAGTGGGTCGCTGACAAATCAAGCATAAATATAATAGTATTTTCGTCCGGAGCTACAATAGCATAAACAGCAACTCCAATCGCACTCCAGGTGTAGGGAGAACCCTCATTGTTTACTTGAATGTGGAAGTCGCCTATCGAAGGAGAGCCACCCGAATCCATGATAAGGTTTGCCATAACCATGTAGGTTCCCGCAACAGGAACAGTAAAGCGACCAGTGCTATTGCTGTATGTGATTCCTTGGATCTTGTGTGTAGTTGTGGAGCCGCCCTGAAACACATTGGTTAAACTTGTAGAAAGGCTGTCGTTGCTGGTTTTTTCCACACAAACACGAGGGCAGTAAGGCAATGATACTATTGAGTTAGAGTCCATGGTGAGACCCGCATTTCCACCTGCCCACATTTCCATGATAGAAGTAGCTTCAAGTTTCAAAAGGTCCCACTGATGAGCGTAGAGTATGTATCCCGCCTGCTGATTGCCAGAGTCACCAAACATAACTGCACCGAATCCATCGGTAGTAGACAGAATAGTCATGCCAGAATCGTAATCAGATTCGGTTACTACGTTTCTATAAGCCGCCACTGAGGAAGTTGCGGTATCAACAGACTTGATGTGAAGCTGACCTAGTGGGGTACTTTCTGCAATACCGACATATCCGGTATCACCCTTGATGTACATTCTTTTGGTGGGGCCTGATGATCCGCCAGTCCAAGGGTCTTCAGCCGCAAAAGAAATATCTCCATTCAACAAACGAATGTAGGTGCCAGCCGAGCCAGTCGCAGCGACCCATGTGCCATTTACAAAATCTGCACCGCCGCACAGAATGAGGTCAGTAGGAGTGAAAGACCCAATGAAACCGCCCTCATTCTCGTACTCGCCAATGTGAAGGCCCATGGTCTGCGTGTTGTCGCCATGAATCAGAGACAAAATTCTCTGATTGCCGCTTCTGTTGTTTTGACCTCGAATTTTGAGTGGACCAGAGAGATTCCCCAGGACAGGTTGAACTCCTTCCTGATGAACAGCATTGATAGCTAAGGGCCTATTTCTCCTCTTAAAAGACACAAGTTTCGTCAAGCCTCCGATACACTTCTTCTGCTACAGAGCCGTTTTCGTAACCAAACCACTTCGGAGGGTGCATTTCTTCTGTGCTATCCCCAAGCTCTAGTTGCCAATCCACCCCTTCTGAAAACAGCGCCAAAACGTGAATCATCTCATGACCTAGCGAAGACCGTTCGAGACAGAACGGCATATCATCATGCCAAATTACATACACATTTATGTATTGCACATAAATATCATTGATTTGGGGATCTACAAGAGCTATTTCCGTCAATCCTCCAATGTTATAGCTCTCTCTGCCCTCTCTCTCAGCCATCCGTCGCTCAACCTCTAAAATGTATTCGGTCTTCTCTTTGAGAAAATACAAATTCACTTCTGTGGAAGCAAAACCCCAATGAATCTCGCCCTCATAGGATGGATAGCGATCAGCAATAACATCGATGATCACCTGAGTGATTTCATCGACCTTCTCCTTTGTCACGGACTGGTTGTGTTCGTCCAAGAAGACACAGACCTCCCATTCAGTCGAGAAGTCACCACCGCAGTAATTGCTACGATAGCAGCCAACACCAAAGGCAAGAACGAAAGCGGCCAAAAGTAGAAGCTTTTTCATTACGTTTCCTCTTCAGATTTGATTAATCGACCCCAAACAATGAGGTTCTTGTTCTTATCCTCAGTCTGACCCAACCTGTGACGAGCTGAAATTCGTAACTCTTTCACGTTAGTAAGAGGAATGTCAATTGGCCAACCAATCTCAAAGGTGCTCAAATTGCCATAGTCAATCTCTTTCGTGTGAATCAAGTCTCTGTATGTAGCTATTGCTTCACTTCCTGAGGTAGTGTACTCAACAGCCTGATCCACAGCAAAGGGAGCGTCACGCAAAGGTCTACGCTCAACCCTCATGTCAACATTATCAAGGGTGCCGCTGATAGCCTTGGTCAAATACCCATACAACGTCAAATGATCAAATTCCGTAACATCGAAGAAACTTCCGGTTATCCACTCTGTTGTGAGCTTTCCTGCCTTCTGGCCAGAAGAAAAGCTTCCAAAGCCCTGAACAAAGGTGTCTGCGTCTTTTGTTTGATTTGGCCACATGATATGAACAACAGAACCCAAATGAGAAACCTGAATAATACTGTCGTCATCATTTCCAACTTGACCAGAGTCTATGGTGCCCAAAATAATATTTGGCATCTGAAAAGCGCCGCCTGCATGAGAGAACTCGCTAACATTATTGAGCTTGAACCTCTCGACTACAGATCCTGAAAGCTCCTCCAAAACATAACCAAAAGAAGTGTTTATCATCGATGGACCAAGAGACTGTGAGTTTGCAGCAGCCTTGCCAGCCCTTATGGTAGCCCTGGCTCCATATCTTGTTCCTCCTATGAGTATTTCCTCTTTTGGAGTGACAATCATAGAAGCAGGGTAAGAGAGGTCGTCCCAAGCCTCAGAGGTGATTCGATTAAAAGTGACGCTCGAATCACCAGCGGAGATAGCTTCACACTTGTATGTTTGCCACCTCAAAGACGACTGGCCCAAATCTCTAGATCCCGAAGCTCCTGCCAACCACACTTCATATGGCTCGGGCGGAGAAATTGAACCTTTTACAGGGTTTATGCCTATAGATGTGTCTCCAAGAATACTGTAAAATCCTGGACCAAAAGGCGGATTGATGAAAGGAAAATCCGTCGATTGGAAGGTAAACCCCTGATTGGTTGAAAATATAACCGTATATGCAATGGAACTAGCAGTCGACTTGCCACCAAAAAATATTAATTCTGCGTCTGCATCACAAACCAAATTACGACCCAATTCTACGTTTTCCCCTTCTCTGTTTCCGTGATACACGTCATATATAGTGGACCAGGTGGTGCGCCCCGGAATAGTGTCACCAATGGACCCTTGTGCTTCAAGTATGTTCCAGTAAGAATCAAAATTACTTTGCACGTCCTCCCAGCTTGCATAAACAGTTGGATAGTTGGTTGTGCCGCCACCGTATGCCAAGGTGCCCGCCACCAAAGTAGCATCGCCAAGCGACCGCTGTTGAACACTGCTTGCCGAAAACCATGTGTCGCCACCATCCGAAGAGCTAAAAACTGCGACATATTCGTCACTACCGGCACCAGCCCACCAAACCAACGCATAAAGAGGTAGAGGATCTGGAACGTCGAACGGGAAGTTTTGAGTTTCCATGCAGATAACGTCGCTAACATAAAAGTTATTGGAAGTGTTAACATAATCTACGATAACCTCCTCCCAATTTAGCCCTTCGTCTCTGCTCCTATACAAACCTCCATAACCACTCTGAAAATTACCTCCTCCTGTAGCGACGAAAAGACCATTTTCATTTTGGCTTACAGCATAAAGCTGCCCCAAATTTTCACCAGGAAGCGGTGGAGGAGAGTTAATTTCTTTCAAACTAAAATCGTTGGGGTTCATCTTTAGAAGAACATTGCCGCCGCCGGAGCCATCGGGACCGACGATAGCATAATAATAGCCATCTCTGCCCTCATGAAGATATGAAATTGAACCAGTTACAATGTCAGACTTCCAATACTCTGCACGGTCAGCCCAACCGTAATAAGTTACATCTCTAATTCCCATTATTCCACCTTACCAAAAACACTAGGATTCAAAAATTGAAAATCTATATTCTGATTATCAAGCTCTCTGAAGTAGTCAACACCACTGTCAGACAGCGGTTCTATAAAATCTACTCGGAAATTTCTAAATGACGCAGTTTGTATTGGACTGCCAAATAAGTCACCAAATTGCAAAGATATATACAAAGCATTTTCCCCAGTGGGCGTCTTAAGATTGAGAGGAAATGTAGTAGAATTTGACCCACTGGTCTGAGAAAATACAAATTCAACTTTTGCAAAACCATCATCAGTAAACCCAAGCACCGACATTTTTGCCTGATCCGCATTAAACCCAACAGACCATGTGTGGTTGTAATAATCAAAATACTCCAAAGACAAACCAGAACCCCAAAGTGGTTCCGGACCCTGACCAAGGTCTTGAAGATACAGTGAGTTTGAAAGTTCATAACTCAACACGGCCAACTTCTTGACAGTGACCTCTTGTGCTCCGTTCAAGAAGTTGGCGTTCAAAAAATCTTCCTCTTGCTCTAAAAGAATATTATCTTCTGTCCACAAAGTTCCACTTATCCTATAAGTATACCCGTTACCATTGAAAAACGTTACAACTCCATCATCAGAACTAGAGGCATAATCATCTGATTCCCAGCCGTTACCGCCAGTACCACTTATGAACCTGACAGATAATCTCGTGTGCTTTTTGTATCCAGTGAAATAGTGCTCCTGATCCAAGGAAGAATCAGCATTCTTGATTACGAAACCATTTCCAAGTTTTGGATTTGAAATTGTCATCTTACCCCTCGTTGTCTCTCTCTCTTCTCATAATTACTTCTCTGGCATATTCATTACGGAAGTTTACACCAGAGTTTGGATCGTTGATGTCAGTAGGTGTGTCTCCGGTGACCTTGCTTCTAGTGATATACACCAAATCTGCTGGTGGGTTGATTTGTTTCTCGTTCACTCCGTCCCAGAACAAAGAAGTAGGCGTTCCCGCAATCTTCTCTACATCCAGAGTAATAGGCGATTCAGGTGGAGACACGACCCTTCTCACGGTTACGTAGTTCTCTGTTCCTTTGAGAACAATCATCCCCACTTCCCACGGATTGTCAGCATCATAGGTGACAGTTCCGTTGTGAGCAACATCTGGCTCGGTGAGTATCTTGTCATAGGCTCCGAAAAGATTGCCGCCGTCATTCCACTCTTCCGCTTCTGTGTGGTTTCCAGGAATGATCTGTGTAGGGGCAACCTGACCGAGTGCGATCAAAATAGAAACACCAGTTTGAGAAGTAACGTTGGTAGTTCCCGTATCTGCAGCAGATCCGTAACCTGTAGCGCCTTCGGCCGGATAGTCAATGCCTTGTGAAGGGTCGACGCCAGAATATTCAAAAACACCAAATGATTTATTGTTGAACTGATCGGCGTAAGTGGCCGTAATTGTTGAGCCAGCACCATCAGGAACATTCGTGGCAACCCAAATTTCTGTATCATCGCCAACAAAGAAGCCAGTCCAATTTGTCACCCCTGTTTGAGTGATGCCCGTAATTGACGTAGAACCCCCGTAAGACACAAGAACAAGAGTGTTTCCGGCAACTGGGGCTGTATCAAGTGTAACTGCAACGTCCGTAGTTGACTTCACCTCTCCTACGCCTTTGTACTGAACTCTGGCCGGAGTGGCTACACTTTCCAAAAAAACCTCTTCGGTAAGAACAAGAGAAGATCTGCCCTCTGAACTTGCGTTTTTGAGGGTTCCAGGTGGTGAGTTTGGAATGGTCACCATCTTGTCACCCTCCATCACCGAAACAGAATCGCCTGGGTCTGAGAACAAACCGAACGAAGCGCTTGGATAGCCCTTGTAGAGGGGGTCAGCATCTCTCAACCCTTCTGCGTAAGTGCCACGCACATCAGCCTCAGGCGGGTCCTGAGGGGTTCTAAAGATTGGGTACTTGTACCCATACTTCGAACGCTCTAGGAAGTGGCTCTCGACCACCTGCTCGCCACCTACGAACTTGACCCTGGCTGGTAGAAGCTGCTTGATTGAGTCACTGAGCTTCCTGTCAAACCACTTGAAAAGCTTGAAGAACTGAGTGAAGTGGATGCTGTCGCCCAGCCTCTCAAAGTATTCCCGACGAATCGCCTCAAGGTCTGCATACTCGTCTCGATACTTGTTGACAGGCTTGCCGATGACATTGTTGACAATATCGAAAGTAGAGAAAATCTTAGTGATATCCTCGTTTAGAGACTCAACCAGGTTAAACTCCAACGAAACTTCGTTGGTGTCTGAGGCTACGTCATCGATAGTAAGCTCCGACTTATTGCGAATACGAATTTTGTTTTCTGACCACTTTAGATCAATCGATGGACTCAGGTAGTTATAATCCAAGAGGAATTTGTCATATGGGGTGGCCGACTGACCAAAGTAGTTTCCGAAACCATTCCTGCCGTTTCTTGACAGGTCAGTAACTCCGCTAAAGAAACCAAATCCTGACGCTGATGCGGTCTTATCTTCGTTCAAAGCCCAATGCAAATACAGAGGATATGGCTCTTCTTGTGGGTCTTCAATTCCTACGCTCTCAAAGTGGAGTGCATGATCTTCTGTCTCTGACGCAGAAAGTGCCCTGGTCCAGTGCCTAAACTCTCCATAATATCCCTGAGTTCCACGAATTGGAGCATACGGCCCACGGCCCACACAAGCTTGCCAGAAAGATGAGCCAGTGCCCGCAATAACAAACGGATCAGATGAGCTAAACTGTAAGTCTACATCAAGCTCATCTGTATCGAGTCTTCTTATATTCAAGAACGCTTGACGATCAGGCACAGAGCCTGTTCTGACTCCGAAAGATAGGTGATATCTGCTGCCGTCAAAATCAACAAGGCTGCTGGTCAAAACACTATCGCTGGAACTCAGATAGAACCTTCCTTGAGATGAATCTAGGCTGTCCCTTGTCCATCCCAAAAATACGAAATTGAGCGTATTTCTCCAAAGCCCACACACCTCTCCTTCAGTTAGGTGCTGCGTATAGCTTGCGCTCGCATATGGAGGTTGGTACAAAACCTCTGTGGTAAAAGGAGCCTCCAGCGTAAAAGTAGACCAAGCAACAGATCCCGTAAGAGAGATCACCTCTCCTGTTCCAATACCAAGCTGCGACACAACTTTCTGCTTGTGTAGCCTCGTATCCTGAATCGATGTGCCCGGAAGATAGCCATATTCCTTCAGGGTAATATTTTCACGATTGATTCCCAGCGTATTGAAGAACGCATCGAGGTTGTGTCTCTTGCCCTTTGTTTTGAGCAGATACGGCAAGTTACTGAGAACTCTTCGCCAAAACTGATTCTTGATGTCAATCAAAGGAACCTCAAGACTACCAGAAGCTAGCACGTCCTCGCCAAAGAACAACGCCATAGGATTGGCATCACCGAAGTGTTCAGTGACTTTCCAGCCAAAATACCTCTGCAATAGAGGCAGCATCTGGTCTGGTACGTCATTGTAGCCGTCGTAATTGGTAATCCTAAGGTTGCCAAACTGATCGATGTACAGCTTCAACTCATCGAAAAATCTAGACATTCCGTACAGAAGCGAACGATACAAACCTTCTGCGTTGTCGTCCTCACGCAGAACCGTCTCAGGAATCATGTTGAAAATTTGATTGTTGTTGTCGTTGTCGTATAAAGCGCCAGAAAGTTCTTGACTGCCGGTAAATGCCGAAACTCTTGGGTGAAAACTGTAAAGAATAGGATCACCAGGGTCTACATCCATCGTAGAGCCAGAAACTCTACTGAAATCAACGGTATAGTTGTTGTATCTTCCGTGGATACCAGAATTCGAATAATCAACAACCAAACTATCGAGCGAACTTGAACCAAACACACCCTCGTTGAAACTGTACCTCAGTTTGAGGTAGTCTTCCGAGTCGATTGGCCGATTGTAATTTTTGTTGTGCCAACGAGCACTTGCCGTGTGAGCAACACGAACTTCATCAATAGAGCCAGAATAAAATTCTGTACTAGAAATGGTGCCGCTGCCGACAAGAAACTTCGAAGATCTGAACTCGATTGGACCTGTAATATCGTTGGCTATTTCTGCCTCGGCAACCCTTTGAGTGTTGACATACAAAGAAGCACTCCCTTCCACCAAGTCATACAAAACAGCCACATTGTGGAAAGATCCTGTGACATCACCATATCCATCCCAACTCAAATCAATCAGATCAGTTCCAGAGTAGATTACAGCGCCTACCTCAACTGGCGTATTATCATGCACATACAGGAGATACCCAAAGAAATCCGCTCCAGATCGAGACAAGTGTTGACAAATAACCCTTGGGCTGGAGTCTACAAATGGATTTACCTGTGCCGATACATAGAAAGAAGAGGACCCTGGCATGAGCTTGTTGCTTGGGTCGGAGGCTGAAATGTAATGAGAGGTTCCGTCAAACTCTGCATATCCCACCTCTCTTGGCCATTGGTTAAAAACCCAGTCTTCGTAATCAGAGCCGGTTAGATGGAACGCATCCTTCTCTTCACGGCTGCCATTGAAAGGATACTGATTTAGAATTCTGTGTTTGGCAACGCCAAACTTAGAGACAGCAGAATCGAAAAAGACATGGTTAGCGTAGTCAGAGTAGTCTACCCTTAGGCTGGTTTCAATACGCTTTTCGGCCTCTCGCTTGATGCGCTCTCTCTCTTCAATGAAGTCTCCTAGGTCATCGAAAGCAAGGGCTGTCGTCGTAGGAAGATTCGTATCTTTCTTCTGGTTCTCGGGGAATACCAGACTGAAACCTTTCTTTTCTGCCATTACACTACCTTGAACACAAAGCCATCATCAATGATTTTCTTGTCGTACCTGTTGATGTCAATCAGGAAAAGAAGCCTGTACGTAAATCCTGGGACAAAACTGCTCAGCCACATGTTGAAGTAGTTTCCATCTGAGTTGTAAGACAACTGAGTGTGGGCTGCTGACCCCGTTCCGAACGGAACAATCATGTCTCCAGTTTCGTTATTCATCACGCCATAGTACATCTTCTCGATGCACTCTTTGTCAATCTCTAGGGACGCACTAGGCATCACGCCAACGTGTGTAATCCAATCACGCTTTCTCACATGAACCTTGAGTCGAGCCTCTTCGTTTACGTTGTAAACACGCTTGAGGTTGGTCACGTCCACGTCGAACTCATCATACTGGTCAACCTGAGAGCCTGTCAACACTAAAGGAGTAAAGGCTCCCGTCATATAGGTTCTTGAACCTGAGAACCATACATCGATCCAGCTAGCCGAAAAGCTTGCTGTATTCTCGATGTTGATAGATGCCGAGTAAATTCCAGTGCTTACCTTGCCTGCCGTGAACTCTTCTGAATATGATGCGGAAACTCCGATCACGTTGTCCTGAATCCTCACAGTTACAGGCTCTGTCAAGTCCACCAACTCGCCTCTCACAAAGTTGTAAAGAAGCAGGTTACTGTCGTTGTCGAAAGCAAAATTGTGACGATGATCTTTCACCACACTATTCCACCTGGCCTCGATGTATGGCAGCTTTTCAACAAACAAACTTTCTCTGCCGTGGAAAACCTTACGGAAGTAGCGTGCAGAGGAATTCTCTTCTGTGTCGCCCATTTTGAGGACGAGACCATTATTGCCAAACGTGCCAGTAAGCCAGTTCATGACCAAATCAGTCACGTCCATCTCTAGGTCTTCGTTGCCATCATCGAAATGCTGAGAGCCGCTGCCCTCATCTGCCAGATAATCAGAGCCAGTGGTCACCCAATCTGCAGTAGATACGGGTTGTAGCCAGTTTGCTACACCGCCATCTCTGTCCAGGTCGTCATCGATTCCGACGCCCTCGTCCCAACTCCTCGAAAGAGGGAACGCAAACAAGTCATAGCTAGTCGGAACAGTATCGCCGTGCCTTTCGTCAAACATTTTCAAGACATACGTGACACCTGAGGATGGGATCATTCCCTCTCCGTAAATCTTACCGGAAAGCTCTGTCATGTCGAACTGCATGAGAATTCTGGCAAGATCCTGCGTCTCTGGATTCTGGTCCGGAGGGAAAGCGAATACGTTGAGAGAAGGAGAGCGGCCATGGTTACTGCCAGTGGCACGCACGCTAGTTGACGTACCGATTAATCTATTAGTAATCCACGTATCTTTCGAGGGAAATATTCTGAAAACAGCCATTACTTATGCCCTCTCTCGACCAATTCATAGCCTTTAGAATGACCATATTTCAACAAAGACCAAAAACTAGAATCTTTACTATCAAGAAAGCTTTTGAGAGCG